GTAAAGTATTTATTTTTTCGCTTCATACGGATAAACATCTACAATCGCCGTTTCTTTGAGAAGAATCGAAGAATAATCCGCCATCGTTCCTTTCATTCCTTCGTCGAGTTTCTTCATTGCGTCGTGAATGTCTGCGGCTTGTATAAGTACATTCGTATACGTTCGCTTCTCCTTGCCGCTTTTCTCGTCAAGTGTAGTAAAAGCGAGTCGCCCGGCAAACCATTTATCGGCGGAATCCTCTTCGCTTGTAAATATCTCGCTATAATGTGCGCGGGAAATGTCGGACACTGTAAACTCACCGGAGATAAACGGCGTTACTTCTTCAATTATTCGTGCTTCTGCTTCGGTAAAACTTAGCGCATCGACCAAATACGGTTCAGTTACCTTCTTTTGCATCCCGTTTTCCATTACTTTCTCGTAACGGATTTTACATAAAAACCAAGTGTGCATAATTTCGTGTTTATTAAAGTGTTTATAAAAATGTGATTAATCGTGTTGTGTTAGTGTTGTGACGGTACTTTATTCGTCAGTTTCCTTAATTCCTTCCGTATCTTATAAATCTGATTTTTAACCGGAACACTGTTTTTCGCTTCCGGCTTTAATGCCTCGATCTGCATCTTTAATTTTAAAACCTCTTTTGCCTTATCGACACAATCAAGCAAGTCCAGACCGGAACGGATAGATTCGTCTATCATCTCGCTAGCCAACCGGATTCGATCATAGAGTTTCTTTATATTATCCGCGTGGTTGGCGCGATTCATTTCAAGTATTCGACCTTCATTTGTATAGCCGTCATAAATGACATAATACAATTTGTCTACGT